CGAGCAGCTGCGGGCCGAGGTCAAGCGGCTGCGCGCAGAGAACGATGAGAAGCAGGCGCTGATCGACGCCGCTCGCGCGCATCGAAACAATCTGCGGGCCGAAATCGAGAGGACGCACGCACTACTCAAAGACCCGAACGCAGTCGCCATCAACATGCTGCGCGGCGTCATCGCATTGCCGTCTGCCGATCAGATACGCCACATCTACCAGCAGACGCCGGAGGCCAAGCCGTGAGCCGACGCAAGACCGATGGCGAAAAGGTCGCTAATGATACTGAAGGGCTTGGCCTTGTCGGCAAGCACTATCTCGCCAATCGCATCGACCGACTTATCCGTCGTCGCATGGCCGAGGCGTGGGACAGAGGCTGTGAACAGTGGTTTCGTTACGGAGAGTTGTCGATCAATCCATACCGAAGGAAGAAGAAGGAAATCAAGCCATGAGCGACATCGACGACTGCTTGAAATCAGTTAGGAGTTTGACACGCGACCGTGGAGAGGTGATGCGCGCAGGGAACTACAAGATCGAGGAGATCCGCGCGCGGCGCTGGAGGCCAAGCCATGAGCGAGCCATGCTACCTTGTCGCCGGGCGACGACATTGCTGCGGTGTCTGCGAACGACAACAATCCGCGCACGACATTGGAGGGACAGTCGATGAAGCTACGTGACTTGGACGAGATGACCGAGAAACTCCGAACTCAGAAGGCCCAGATCGATGGCCTCCTGTCAGAACTCGATCACATCAAGAAGGGACCCCTCATTGATCTCCGGATAGCCTCGACCGTCTCGCCCCCGGTCAGGCACCTCTTCGAGATCTTCGACCAGAACTATGCGGGGAACCTTCGAAGATTTCCCCACATCATGCGCAACACAATCAGGCGATGGCGCGAAGGTCGGGACCCCCGCCTCTCCACCTTCGTTCACGTCCTGGCCACCCTAGGCTACACCTTCAGACTGGAGAAGACCGATGAACCTCGACGAGATCCTAGCCCATTGCAAAGTTCCCCCGGACAAGGCACCATACCTCCTGATAATGGTGGAGACGGGCCGGCACCTCGAAGCCAAGGTCAAACTTAGGGCGCACGCCCTCGCAGATCAGGCAGCCTTGGCTACGGGCCGTACCCAGAAAGACTTGCACCTGAGGGCTGCCGAGCTACACAACATGGCCAAGTATTTGCGCTACGCAATCATCGAGAAAGTGGAGGACATCGTTGCCGAAATTAGATCCACAGACGGAGGCCGAGTTGACTCTCCTCAAGACTCGCCTCAAGGCAGCTCAGGCTGAAATCATCCGACTTCAGTCTCAACTCAAATCCCGAAAGGAATTCCGTGAGCAACTCGCCCGACTCATCTTCCCGGAGACTGACCAACAAGTACAACCTACCCACGCCCCTGGTCGAGGCCCTGGCTGCTGACCCCTACGATGCGGGCGGGGCAGACCTCTCGGTCACCTCGATCTGGAAGCCGACCCAACTCATCGACCTTGTCCGCAGGCACCGGGCCGAGATTGAAGTCGATGCGTCCGACCTCATTCCTTCGGCCCTCGGCTCCGCCTTCCACACCCTCATGGAGCGGGCAGACCGGCACGCAATCAAGGAGAAGAGACTCTTCGCTCACATCGAAGGAAAGCTTATCTCAGGCCAGTTCGACCGGCTCATCCTCGAAAACGAATCTGCCACTCTCCAGGACTACAAGGTGACGACAGTCGCTCGCTTCTCTCGCCACTCCCACGGGGCAGACGACGAGTGGGCGCAGCAACTCAACACCTACGCATTCCTCCTGCGCCTCAATGGCATCCAAGTCTCGGCCCTCCAAGTCATCGTCATCTTGCGCAACTGGGAACGCTACATGCTCATGCGTTCCCTCGACTACCCCTCACTCATGGTCCAGGTCGTCAACCTTCCCCTCTGGGACCCGGCCGAGGCCGAGGAGCGAATTCGTGCCCGCGTCCGGACCCACGAAGTTGTCTCCCCTTGCACCCCCGAAGAAATGTGGTACAAGCCGGCCAAGTTCGCAGTCATGCGCGAAGGTCGCAGGTCGGCAGTCCGCCTGTTCGACAACGAGGCAGCAGCCCAATACTTCATCTCGACCCTGAAGGGGACCGCATCTCACTACATTGAACGCAGACCCGAGATCTATACGCGCTGCGAAGAGTACTGCGAAGCTGCCCCCTTCTGCCCCCAATGGAAAGCTATCAGACCGGAGATCCCAAATGAGTGATCCCACCCCTGGCAAGTACGATGATCCTCTCTTGTCCGACATGATCGGGGATCGCATCTCCTACTGGGGAGGAACCTTTACGATTCGGGACCTCCAGGCAGACATGCCCATGGTCCCCCCGAGGCGCATCCATTCGAGGATCCGCACCCTCGTCATGAAGAGGGCCTTGGAGACCGTCGCCTATATCCGACAGGACGGCGAGCGGGTCGCAGTCTACCGAGTGATCCCGCAGGAGTTCCGCCTTCCCCCGTCTGCCGAGGAGTTTCTCCGGCAGCGCATGGGCAATCTTAGGTACGGCCCATGATCTGCTACCTCGACAAGACGTGGTGCCAGTCTGACTGCATCAATTCCTCCTGCCATAGGTTCCTATCAGATGACCACAAATCCCGCGCCCAGAAAGCAGAACTTCCCCTGGCTCTCGCAAACTTCAGTCAAGGCTGTCCCGAGTACCGACCTGATCCTGGCCGAGGTCGAGAACTTCCTGTATTTTCTTGCGATCAAATCTAAGTCGGGCGAGATCGTCATAGCCTGCCAGGACGAAGACCTTGCCCAGGAGTCTGCGGCCCAGGCTTCTCGCTGCCTCGCCCTCATCAACGATTACTGGGGGAATACCCAGGAAGGAGATCCCCAATGAGTTGCAAGTGGGATGCCCGCTTCCTCGCCCTGGCCGCTCACGTAGCTCAGTGGTCGAAAGACCCCTCGACGAAGGTGGGGGCAGTCCTCGTCGGGGAAGACATTCGAGAAGTGGCCCTCGGCTACAACGGCTTTCCCCCTGGCATCGAAGATTCTCCGGAGCGACTTTCAGACCGCCCGACCAAGTTACGCCTAACCCTGCACGCAGAGCGGAACGTCCTCGACAATGCTCGATTCTCTTGCCAGGGAGCTACCCTCTATGCTACCCACCCACCCTGCTCTGCCTGCGCCCTATCCATCGTCTCGCGAGGAGTCGCCCGTGTCCACGTCAGCCCCGTCAGCCCAGACTTTGCCACTCGATGGCGCTCCGAAATCTTCTACTCGCACGACATCCTCCGAGAAGCAGGAATCGACATCAACTTTTGAACTCCTTACGGAGATCAACAAATGGCCGGCAGGTACCCGAGTGAAGGCCCGCCCGGGGACAGACATCTGGGACATCGTCCTGCCTGACGGCACTCTATCCTGGGCCTACCCCCATGAAATAAGGAATGTGTAATGCCATCGTTCTCCCTCCACCCCAACTCGGGCCGCGTCAAACTTCTGCTCGTCGGAGATCCCGGAGCAGGTAAGACGGGCCTCCTCGCAACCCTCGCCAACCAGGACTACAAGGTCCGGATCGTCGACCTCGATAATAACCTGGGGATCCTGAACGCCTACCTCGCCCGAGACAAGGCGTCGAACATCACCTACTATTCGATCCCCGCGAAGGACCCCGAGTCGTGGCGCAAGTCCGTCTCGATCACTACCCGGTGGACCCTGCCCGAAGAAGACCTGGGGGACCTGACCACGTGGGGGCCAGACACAGTCCTCGCCATCGACTCGGCCACGTTCTGGAACGAGGCGTGCATGGCCCAGGTCTTGAAGGAGGCAGGCATCTCGGACGACAAGACGGGATTCGACCAGTCCCTCTGGGGCGTCATGGCAAAAAGATTTGAGAATCAGGTTGCCCGCCTCACGTCCGACCGCTATAAGTTCCACCTGATTCTGATCTCCCACATTCGCCTCGTCGAGGACAAGAGGATGGGCATCACCAAGGTCATGCCGTCCTTCCTCGGCCAGCAACTTCCGAACATCGTCGCGCGCTACTGCAATAACGTGTGGCACGCTACGCGGAAAGACCTTAAGCCCGTGCTGACGACGCAGACGAGTCGGTCCATGGGCTACCTGAAGTGCTCCGCCCCTCACAGGGTGACAGCCGAGGCGCCATTCGATCTGGGTGCCATTTTCCGACAGATCGAGCAGAAGTGAGGAACCAATGTCAGCACTCAACAAATTGTACACTGAAGAAGAACTCAACCCGCGCTACGCTCCCCCGGGCCAATACCGTGGCTACATCACCTCGTACGAGATCGGAACGTCCGGCCAGGGCACCGAGTACGCCACCATCTTCTTCAAGATTGAGGAGCCCCTGTCGGGCCAGGACATGGAAGGAGTTGAACTCGGCCGGCCGATTCAGTCCCGCCGCTTCTACCTGTCGGACAAGGCCACGGTCATCTTCCTCAAGTGGGCC